ATCATATGGATTAATACTGGCGAAAATTCCATTTATATCTACGCATTCGTATCCATTGGATATTATTCAAAAAATATTAAACGTATCACCGCATCCGTTCTATAATGAATTTGTAAATCACAAAGGAGATGCAAAAAAGTTTTCAATATTTGTAAAAGATTTTTTAGAAAATTTTGATTACAATTATGATTTATGTAAAAAATGGATAATTGAATGCCATACATCTTTAATATCAAAAATAGAAAATGAAAATTCTTTTTTAGAAATCATTGGAAACGGAATTAAAATATCAAATAAATCATTATTATAGTTGTTATTTTAAATAATTTTTGGTATATTTAGGGTTATGATAACAGTGCCTCAAACTCCAATAACTGAAGCTAGTTTCCATAAATGGAATCCATGCATTCGAATTGAAATGAAAGATGAATCTTTGGGAGAAGATTTTTACTATTATGTAATACCATTACTTTCAGTTACAGAAGAAGAATTAGAAAATAATTTAGATACAATACCGGCGTTATGGTCATCCGAATCGGGTGAATTTGAATCCGAAGATGGAGTATCCCTATATACAATGCGACTTTTTGATGAAGATATGCCTGAATTAGTATCGGAAGAAGAGGTTGAAATTCTATATAAAATCTTAACAAAAAAAGATTTATTCTAAAATATTTGGAAATTTGAAAAAATTTTTGTATATTTGTGGTATCTTTTTATTATTACTCTAAAGCAGACAGCAGACAGCACTGAAAACTAAAAGAATTAAAATAAAACTTAAAAATAAAGGTTATGAAACAAAAGACAGAAAAAGAACTGAAAGACAACTACGAGAGATTTATTGCCATCATCAAAAAATATTTTAAAGATGATAGGTTAGAGAAACTTCTTTTTATGTATTCAGAAGAAGAATTAGGTATGAATCTTGCAATTGCTCCAGCTAGTGGAAATGCGGGTTATCATAATTGCTATGTAGGTGGATACATTGACCATATTTTTAATGTTTGTAAAAATGCTCTTAAAGTTAAAGAGTTATTTATTCAGCTTGGCGGTAAGCCAGACTTTACTGATGAAGAATTAATATTTGTTGCATTACATCACGATTTAGGTAAATTAGGAACTAAAGGTAAACCATTCTATATTCCAAATCCTTCAGAATGGCACATTAAGAATCAAGGTAAAGTTTTTGCATCTAATCCGGAATTACATCATATGACACATACCGATAGAACTATATTTGTTCTTCAGCATTATGGTATAACATTTTCAGAAGCAGAATATTTTGGTATGAAACTTACCGATGGTTTATATGATGAAGATAATATGAAATACTTAAAAGTTTTTGATATTAGTAAGAGAATGAAATATAAAATTCCTTACATAATGCATTGGGCAGACCATATGAGTACTGTTATCGAATCGCAAGATAATGAAATGTAATACTGACAATTTGTCAATAATATTTAAGAAAGTATGACTAATCGTCATACTTTTTTTGTTGGTATAATATTTGAACTATATTGACCGAATTTTTATTTTAAACAAAAATATTTACAATTATGTACACAACAGCAAATTTATCTAATTTAGACAATTTATTTGAAACGTTTTTCACAAACGATTTTTCTACTTACAAAAAATTACCTTCTCACTATGAAGCAAAAGTATTGGAAGATGGTAAATTACAGGCAACATTTAGTGTTTTAGGACACGATATAAAAAACATTAAATTATATGTTACCGATGAGGAAGTATCAATAAAAGCAAAAAAAGAAGAAAATACTTCCAAATTAGTAGAAGATATTGATATTACATTTAGTGTAGGCGCTGATTACGATGGAACTAAAACAGAAGCTAAATTTTCTAATGGGTTACTTATTTTAACAATCGATAAGAAAGAAGAGAGAAAAGCAAAATCTATCTCAATTAAAGTTGGATAATTCAATTTTTTTTCGTATCTTATAAAGGTGGTGAAGTATATTTACCACCTTTTTTTTATTTAAAAATACTTATTATTATGAAATATAACGAACAAATACAAATTTTATTAGAGTCAATAGATGGCAAATTGCGTATTTTAAAGAACGTTTCTAACGGCGCACAACAATTATCACCATCTGATGTTAATATTGTTATTGATGATGCTCGAAAATTAGTAGAAAGAGTATCTGAATTAGTATCAATAAATAGATAATATGAATTGGCTTAAATTATTAGTCGGATTTTCGGCAATAGTTATTGCTGGATGTGCCGCATACTTTTCCGTAACAGGTTTGGGTGTTTTATTTGCAGGAGCATCGGTATCCGTAATGGTAATGGCATCCTCATTGGAATTAGCTAAATTAGTAGCAGCTACATATCTTAAACAAAAATGGGATGAAATTGCCGGATTTAATAAATGGTATCTAACATCAGCCGTAGCATTATTAATGTTAATCACTTCAGCAGGTATTTTTGGATATCTTTCAAATGCTTTTCAGGCACAATCGCTTAAATTGCAAGTTGTAGATAGAGAAATCGCGGTTTATCAAACTAAAATTACTACAAACGAGCAACAAATTAATCAATTTACTACACAATTATCAAATTTACAACAAACTCAATCACAAATAATCGATAAGGGTAGAGTAAATAGCCGTTTACTGCGTAGTATTGACAGTAAAGACCGCCAAACTACAAAAATTAACTCACAAATTGAAAAATTACAAGCCGAAAACGCTCAAAATACCGAAAAAATCAACGAAATTAAATTAAAAAATTTAGATTTAGAGAAAGAAGTTGGTGGATTCCGATTTGTTGCCGAAGCATTTGGTATGGAATTGAAAAATGTAGTGAAATTTTTCATATTTTTGATTGTAATTGTGTTTGACCCATTAGCGGTTGCTTTAATTATCGCTTTCAATGGTTTGATTGATGATAAAAAAAAGAAACAAAGAGAGATTTTAACCAAAATGATGGAAGATGACCAAAAATTGGGGCTATATGAAGTTTATGGTGATAAAAAAGAGGATTTAGTGGAAAATATTTCACAAAATATCGAATATAGTGGAAAAAATTTACCAATTGAAGAAAAAAATGAAGAATTGGTGGAAAATAATTTAAATCTAAAATGGGAAGATTACATGCATCCCGATTTTCCGTGGGATAACAAAGCAATTTGGATAAATAACCCAAAAGCCGTTCAATATTGGATAAATAACAAAAACGGAACAATCAGAGAATTCAACAAAATCAGACTTGAAGAGGAATCTAAAACAGATTCTATAAAAACCTATTAATAATTTGGTTTTTTAAATTATTTTTTGTATATTTGTTTATTAAAATCTAAAATATACAATATGAATTTAGGATACGCTTGTATTAATATGACTATTGGTAAGAAAGTTACCACTAATCGTACAATGGTTAAAAAGACTCTAAACATTAAAGGTTTAGACTATGTTTCCGAACTTGCATTAGCGAATGCAAAGGATATTATCAAAATATTAGAATGGAATAGACAAAATGATATCTATTTCTTTCGTTTATCATCTGGCATAATTCCGTGGGGCGATAGTATCGATATTACTACTCTTAAAGATTATAAGGAAATCAAATCAGAACTCAAAAAAGCAGGTGATTTCGCTAAATTTCATAATATTCGTATTACATCACATCCAGGTCCATTTAACGTATTAGTTTCACCAAACGAAGCAGTTGTAACTAAAACTATTGCTGACTTGGAATTACATGGTAAGGTTTTTGATATGATGGGTTTATCTAAAACTCCATACAATAAGATTAATATTCATTGTAATGGAGTTTATGGAGATAAAATAGCAGCAATGGATAGATTTTGTGAAAACTTTAAAAGATTATCTCCATCGGTTCAAAAACGATTAACAATTGAGAATGATGATAAAGCATCTATGTATTCTGTATCGGATTTAATGTATATTCACAATAAAATTGGCATTCCAATTGTTTTCGATTATCATCATCACAAATTCTGCGATGGTGGATTATCAGAACAACAAGCATTGTTATTAGCAGCAAGTACTTGGAGAAAAAGCGGTGTTACGCCGGTTGTTCACTATTCGGAATCCAAAGAAGGAGCTAAACCACAAGCACATTCGGATTATATCAAACAATTACCAAACACATATCGACACAAAGTTGATATTATGGTAGAAGCAAAAGCAAAAGAATTAGCAATATTACCTTTTATTAAATAAAATGGAAAATCAAGGAAAAACAAAACAACAAATGAAAGATTCATATGATTTAGCATCAATAGGAATTATTGGAGCTTTAATCTCATTATTGGGAGTAGTAGTATATGAATTATTATTTTAATTACAAATAAAGTTATGAAATTAATTACAGACAGAACATCAACAGGAATGCCAAATCCCGATTTTAACAAACATCTTAAAAATCCCGTTCCAAAATCCGAACTAAATCAAATGGAATCGGATATTTTACAAAAAACATTATTTGCCGCATTGGAAGGAATGGGTGGATTGGGGCTATCAGCAAATCAATTAGGTTTAAATAAAAGAGCATGTGTTATCAAATATAATGATACTGAATTATACCTTTTAAACCCTACAATTGTAAATCGTTCTAATGAAGGGTTTTTATTTTATGAAGGATGTTTATCAATTCCAAAAACTGTTGAAAAACCATTGAGAACAATTCGTTCAACATCAATTACTGTCCAAACTGATAATTTGGGAGAAATTACATTTAGTGTAAACCCAGAAAAGGATAGAGAGTTGGATGGTCAGATTTCGGATGAAACAATGTTGACTGTAATCGCTCAGCATGAGATTGACCATTTAGATGGAATTACTATTAAGGATAGAGTTTATTCTACTCAAATTGTTAAAAAGCAATCTTATGGTAGAAATGATAAAATTGTAATGAAATCGCCTGAAGGAGAGTTGGTGGAGATTAAATATAAGAACGCCAATAAATATTATTTACAAGGATATGAAATAGCTTAATATGGAAATTATAATTATTTTTTTAATCGTATTATTGATAGCAGCTGGTTATACAATAGTTAATTTATTTAATAAATTAGAAAAATACGAAGAGTTTATAGAAGAGCAAGAAATTAATAACCAAACATTACTGGAGACTTTGCGCAAAATTGATAATGCACAAATGTTTGAGAAGGATGATGAAGTAGGTTCTTTATTTAATCAAATAAGTAACACAATCATTCAATTCAAAGATTTTAACGAAAATGCCTAGAAAAAGAGTCCCAAGAATGTATTTTACGAAGGATACCGAAGATGCCATCATAGAATACAACAAAGCAACCGAACAATTAGTAAGAAATAAGATATACAAAGATAGAATTCAGCATTCATTTGAAAAATTAGCTGAAATCGTTTATAACAAATGGAAATTCTCTTATTTCGATGATGACCCACAAGATGTTATGGCAGAGGTTGTTGCATTTATGATTGAGAAGATTCATATGTACCAAGAGGGTAAAGGTAAAGCATTCTCTTATTTTACAATTGTTGCAAGAAATTATCTTATTTTAAATAATAATGCAAATTATAAAAGATATAAAGATACGGATGTAATGTCATCTATGCCAGAAAATTGGGATACTGAAAATAATTGGGCAGAAGAGACTAGAAACGAAGAACATAGAACTTTTAATGAAAGAATGTTGGCATATTGGGATGTTCATTTAGAAAACCATTTTCCAAAGAAACGAGATATGCAAATAGCAGATGCGGTTTTGGAATTATTTAGAAGAGCAAATTACATCGAAAGTTTCAATAAAAAATCTTTATACCTACTTATTAGAGAGATGACAGGATTTCCAACTCATTATATAACCAAAGTTGTAAACAAAATGAAAGAAAAGCAAATGGATTTATATAATGAATTTGATGTATATGGTGATATAAAAATTTAATTTATGATTCAATTAGGATTATCGGGATTTTACCACGATTCAGCAGCAGCTTTAGTTATAGATGGTAAGGTTGTAGCAGCAATAGAAGAAGAGAAACTATCGGGCATTAAGCACGATAGTTCTTTTCCGTTTAAGGCAATAGAGTGGGTATTAGAGTATGCGCATATCACAATAGATGAAGTTGATATGGTATGTTGGTATGAAGAACCCGATGTAAAATACGATAGAGTTAAAAAGACCGTTGGTAAATGGTTTGGATTTAGATATCCAAAGCAATGGAAAGAATTTAAAAAAAGATGGGCTGAAACCGAAGGTGATATTCAAAACAAATTAAAAATGATTGGATATAATGGAGTTATAACCTATACAAAGCATCATCTTTCTCATATAGCTTATGCACACTATACATCACCATACGATGAATCGGTAGCGATATCAATTGATGGTGTTGGAGAATGGGATACGATGTATGCGGTTAGCTGTGATAACAATGAATTCAGATTTATAAAATCATTAAAGTTTCCACACTCATTGGGATTAGTATATTCAGCTATAACTGCATATTTGGGTTTCAAACCAAATGGTGGTGAATATAAAGTAATGGGATTAGCACCATATGGTGATTATATGAAATATAGAGATGTATTTGAAAAAATATCATCATTGGATTTTGAAAAATTGATTAATATCAATATGAGTTTATTTGAATGGGAATATTCGGATAAAACTATGTTTAATATCAAACTTGCCAATCTAATTGGATTCGAACCACGTACGCCTGAATCCGATATAGAACAACATCATATGGATTTAGCAGCGGCTTTACAAAGATGGTATGAATCTCAATTTTATTTTTTAGTGAATCATTGTATTCATCAATCTAATAATCACAATTTAGTATTGAGTGGTGGTTGTGCATATAATGGAACTGCTAATGGTAAAATTATGAAACATTCGGCGGTTAAAAATGTATGGATTCCACCTGCACCATCCGATGCCGGTTCTGCTATTGGCGCTTGTCTATATCAATATCATAATGTATTAGGTCATAATAAAAAACCAAATGGAGATAACCAATCTCCATATTTAGGACCGGAATGGAATGATTCTAAATTGTTTGATATTATTTCTAAACATAAAAAACTAAAAATAGAATTAATTAAAAATGATTCTAAATTATGTAAAGAAGTTGCGCAATTAATAAATGATGGAGCAGTTGTTGGATGGTTTCAAGGTAGAACCGAATTTGGTGCAAGAGCTTTAGGCAATCGTTCTATATTAGCCAACCCACATTTACCTGATGTAAGGGATAGAATTAATAGAGTTGTTAAGAAACGAGAAATGTTTAGACCATTTGCTCCATCGGTAACAATTGAAGATTATACAAAATATTTTAGTTCAGAAGGAGAAGTTCCATATATGAATCAAGTGGTGCAAGTTACCAAATATAAAAGTATTCCATCAGTAACTCACGTTGATAATTCAGCAAGAATTCAAACTGTTAGAAAAGAACAAAATCCATTATATCATACATTATTAAAAGAATTTGAAAAGATAAGTGGCACTCCCATTTTATTAAATACATCATTTAATTTAAGAGGACATACGATGACAAATGACCCACATAAAGCAATTTGGACATTCAAAAATTGTGATATGGATTATTTGGTATTAGGTAATTATTTAATTAAAAAAGCATGATTTTACACACATACGGATGTAGTTGGACAGAAGGTGAAGGAGCAGAAATAGAAATAGAAAGAACCCTAACCGATAGAGATGATAAGAGATTATTCAGAAACAATCATTCTTGGCCAAAGTATTTAGCTGATAAATTGGGTGTATCGCATCACAATAATGGTATTAGTGGAAATGCTAATAATAAAATATTTAATCAAATTGTAACTGATGTGCAAGATGGTAGAATAAGAGAAGATGATTTAGTTGTTGTTATGTGGAGTTCATCTTTAAGAGATTATGTCCCGTTTTTACCAAAAGGAGAATGGGTTAGTTGGAGTGTCAAACATTTAATACAAACGCCGGAAAAATTTGTAAACTCATTTAGAAGTAACAATGATAAATACAACGATTTCTTAATAGATTTTAAAAATCTTTTTATAGCAGAATTGTTTAATCAAAATTATTATAATATTGTTAATCAAAATTATATAATTTTTTTACAAAAATTGTTTGAATCATATAACATAAAATATGTAATGTGTGATAGTATTGAAAACATGCTTATTGATTTACATAAAAAAGATGATGTTACCGATAATATAGATAAAACTTATTATTGGAAATTTAATAAACAAACTTTTAGAGAATTTCTAATTAAAACAAATAGATTGGATATTTGGGAATATCAAGATGCTACATATGATACTAGAGCAACACAACACCCTAATAAAGATGGTTATAAACTAATAAGTGAAGAACTTTATAATTATATAGTAGGAAACAAATTAATATAATGGCAAACGAATTTCAATTATTTGATGGTAAAAATCTATCATCATTGTTTAAAGATATATATGAAAACCAACAAAACAAAAAGAAGAATATTTCAGAAATGATTGAATCTCTTCGTAAATTAATTAAAAATGTTGGTGAAGCAACTGTTATTGCTCCAATTATCAAAGACCTTATTGATGCATCAATTAAAAATGATGACCACTTAATTAAACTTGCAACAATTGCACAAAGATTAGCAGCAGCTGAAGCTAAGGGTATTGGAGAAGATGGTTGGTTAAGTGAAAGTGAAAAAGCTCAATTATTAACTGATTTGGAAGATACTATTAGTGAGGTTGAAAAAAAAGCAGATGAAAAACTAACCGATATTCAAATTGAAATCGAAGAGATAAAAGAAAAAGTAAAGTAATGGAGATAAAATCTTTTTTAGCAACTGTACACACTGTTTATCCAATAACGGATGATTTACTACCTTATAAAAAAGGTGAGGAATCCGATTATATTCCAATTTATAATAAGAATGAGGATTTTGGAGATAAGGATGCCAGATTCTATGGTGCTATAACATTTCATTATGAAGGTATGACTACCGAATATTATGCTTATCCATTCGATAAGAATAATTTTACAATGCCAATTAAAGGAGAGACTGTAATTATAATGGAAATTGATGAAAATAATATATTTTGGCTTCCATATACAATCAGTCCATACACTTCATATAGAAGAGATTATATTACTTATAAAAATACAGAATTAGTAGATGGTGTTAAAGCAGAAGGCGGTGGTGGTGGTTCATCTATGGCAAACACTGCAAAAACGGGTGGACAAAGTTCTGATAAAAAGAAAGATGATAAGAATGAATATAAGGTAAATGAAAAAATTAAATTTTTAAAACCAAAAGAAGGAGATACTATTATTCAGGGTAGAGTTGGTAATACAATTAGATTTTCCGAATTCTTTTTAACAGAAGATGGTAAAACAGCATCTTCCGGTATATTCATTCGTAATAAGCAAAACCCTGAATTGGATTTAAAACCAATTGGTACTTTGGTTGAAGAAGATATTAATAAAGATGGTACATCAATCTATATTACATCTAATAAAATAAAAGTTCCATTCAAAGAAACAATTAAAAAGGAAAAAAAAGCATTCAAAAATTACCCAAACTCAAAAGATTTGAGTGGTGACCAACTTTGGGTAAATTCGGATAGAATAATACTATCAGCTAAAGCAAAAGAATTTATCATATTTGGTAAAGGTAATACCGGTGTTATAACTGATGGACAATATTCAATAGATGCTGCAAAAGATATTTACCTACATACCAATAATAACGTAACCATTCATTCCAAAGGAGCTAATCAGATATTCCTTAATTCCGAAAATGGTAAAGTTTATTTAGGAAAAAACAAAGGTGAGGGAGGAGCTGGTGCGGATGTACAAAAGATGGTATTGGGTGGTGAATTAGTAAAATTAATGGGAGAGTTAATAGATGAAATAACAAAGCAAGTATATGCTACTCCTTGTGGGCCAACATCAACTGGTCCTGTAAATATTCCAGCATTTAAAGCTATAAAAGGTAAATTAAATACTTTACTATCTGCTAAAAATTATTTAAGTAAATCATAAATGTGGACAATATTCGGATTAAATGTTTTAAACGCAATGATATCCTTCAAATATGCATTTGATGTTGAAGGGTTTGCTCGTTTTTATGCCGAAGAATATGATGCTTGTATAAAAAGAGGTGGCGATATGATGAACGGAGTTCCCGTAATAAATGGGAATGTAAATGGTATGGCTGAAGTTATTGCAAATGCAATGAAAAAAGGTATAGCATTAAAAGGTTCTAATTTTAATCTATTAGAAGAAATATGCCCGGCTGCATTTGAAGCATATTGGATGGGTGCCGAAATGGCACCAATTCCCAATCCAATATTGAGACCCGGTGGATGGCAAACCACACCACCTGCTCCAGGAGCTGTTATGAATATTGGACCAAATCCGATACAATTAACCACATCGGCAGCTATTCATAAAGCAGAAGTAGAAGCTATGAAAGTTTTGGAAGATGAATTAAAAAAGCAAACCATAACACTACCTGCAATACCACCTTTGTCAGAATTAACTATTCCGGTATATGAAACTGCACAAAAAATAATAAACAAAGAACCGGTTGATAGTAATTTGAAAGATAATCCAATTATTAAAGCGGCGGTTGAAATTATCAGAAAACTAAAAGAAGCTAAAAAGAAAAAACCATCAACTGGCTCACAAATAAAAAAATCTATTAAAATTCCTTTTCCGAAATTACCTGATAGACAAAAATTAATAGAAGAAGCAAAAAATAAATTATTAGAGGAGGCTGTAAAAGTTATCAAAGAACAACTCATAAAACCAATAGAAGAAATTATATTGCAACCAATATTGGCTATAATACAAGTTGCTATAAACGCTTCCGAATCTATTCCAAATCCAAAACCTACAAAAGAACAGATTAAAAAATTTGTTAAAGATACAATAGATGGTGTTAAGCCTGATATAGAATTGCCTGACATTTCTATTCCAAAGATACCAACAAAAGAGGAATTAAAAAAACAAATAGAAGAACAATTACCAACAGAAGAAGAAATAAAAGCAATGGCATACGATGCTATTAAAGATAAAATACCCGATATACCATATATCAATTTTATTCCACCAACTATTTTATTTACAATTCCATCGAATATATTATTAGGTCCTTTTATAAATGCAGCACAACAACATTTAATGGGTACAGGCGGAACTATGAGTGTTATAGCTCAATATCCACCACCAGCGCCACCCGCTCCGGCTATTATCAATTGGAGTGGATATACAATCGTAGGATAAAATACAAACTTTCAATATTTATTATAAAATAACATAATTATGGATTCAAAATTATTAGTCGGATTAATCAAAGAGGTTGTTCAACGTGAAGTTAAGCAGCAAGTCAAAGAAGAATTGGCAAAAATGATAAAATCCGGTGCAGTTACATTAAACTCACAAAAGAAAACAACATCTCCAACATTGAGAGAGATGACAGAAATTGCGGCACAGCCAGTTAGAAAGCAACAACCCATACAACAGCAAAGACCTCAACAAATGAAGGAATATACATCGAATCCTATGTTGAACGAAGTGTTGAATATGACAACTCCATTTAGTGCAGAGCAAAGAACTGATGTAGGAATGATGGAAGAAAATTCTATATTGGATATGATGCAACCTACACAATATGAAGAAGATGGGTGGGATACAATGGATTATAGAATGAATAGTGTTCCACAAAATATACCATCAACAGGAAACGCTGGGTTGGATGCTATTCAAAAAGCATTGAGTAGAGATTATAGTGATTTAACGAAAGTTTTTTCACAGCAAGAAAAAGATAAAGGATTAAGATAATATGGCAATAGAGCTTGGTAAAGTTAAAGTAACCGATTTAACGGAAAATGATTACAAAGTATTAGGGATTGGAATAAATAAACGTTCTGATTCTAATGGTATCTTTGCAACAAACTATACAACTTTACAACAAGCATCAGATAATTTAAAAAATCTGATATTGACTAAAAAAGGTGAAAGAATGATGCAACCTGAATTTGGTTGTGATGTTTGGAAGGTGTTGTTTGAACAAATAACCGATGGGATAGAACAATCTATTGAAAATGCAATAGTTAATGCAGTATCAACTTGGTTGCCATATTTGAATATCGATACAATTATATTTGATTATGATGAAAATGATATTGATACAAATAAAATAGCTTTAGACATAAAGTTTTCATTGGTATCAAACCCAAATTTATCAGAATCGATACAAATTAATATAACAAAATAAAATGGCAATTAAACCTGTAAAAAAGACATTTGGTAGTAGTAAGAATATAAATTACGTTGGAAAGGACTTCGAATCTTTCAAACAAAATCTTATTGATTTTACTAAAACATATTTCCCAAATAGTTATTCGGATTTCAATGAAGCATCGCCAGGTATGGTGTTCGTTGAACAAGCGGCTGCCATTGGTGATATTCTTTCATTTTACCAAGACACTCAATTAAAAGAATCGATGTTGTCTCATGCCACGGAACGTAAGAATGTTATGGCATTAGCACAATCGATGGGATATAAACCAAAAGTAACATCACCTGCGGTAGTTACATTAACTATTTATCAATTAGTTCCTGCCGGCTCTGCACCTGATTATACAATTGATACTAGGTTTTTATTAAAGATAAAAAGTGGACTTGTTGTAGAATCAACTTCTAATTCAAATGTATCATTTATTACAACCGATGATGTTGATTTCGCAAATACAACTGATAGAGAAATCGATGTATATGAAAGAGATGCTACAACAGGAGCACCTACGAGATATTTAGTTACTAAAAAAGTAAAGGCAATATCAGCAAGAAAAGTTAATAAGACTGTTTCATTTTCTTCTGATTACGAAGAATATGTAACAACTACATTAGATGATACAAACATAATTTCTATAACATCTGTAACATCTGATGGTGGCGCCGTTAAATGGTATGAAGTTCCTTATTTAGCACAAGAAAGTATTTTTGTAGAACAACCTAATATAGAATCTAAAAGTGAATTATCAAACTATTCTGAATCAGTTCCATATATTTTAGAAGTTCAAAAAGTTCCTAATAGATTTTCAGTAAAAGTAAACTCTGATAATACAATGGATTTACAATTTGGTAGTGGTAATAACGCTATGCCAGATGAAACCATTTTACCCAATACTAAAAATATTGGTTTAGGGTTAGCACATTCTATTAATAGATTGAACGAAGGAATAGACCCATCTAATTTCCTAAAAACAAATACATTTGGAGTAGCACCAACCGGTGAAACTTTAAACATAGAATATTTGATTGGCGGTGGGATTGAATCAAATGTTAATCAAGGTGATTTAACTAATATAAGAAACATAGAGTTTTCTGAAGATTTATTATCTATGCCAGAAAATTTATTACCACTATATGGAGCAACCAAAGGAACTGTGGCTGTTGAAAATTTAGAAGCAGCAGTTGGTGGTAGAGGGGCTGAATCAATTGAAGAAATCAGACAAAACGCAATAGCAATGTTTGGTTCTCAAAATAGAGCAGTTACAAGACAAGATTATGTTGTAAGAGCTTTATCAATGCCAGAAAGATATGGTAGTGTTGCAAAAGTATATGTTTCGCCTGATGGAGAAATAGATAATAATTCACCTGCATCTATATTAGCATCTCCACAAAATATTGCAGAGTTTGTAAATATAGTAGATGAATTAAAAGGAAGTTCAAAGCAAGATATTCAAAAAGAATTGGTAAAATATCTTACACAAAAGAAAACATCGCTATCTGAAATAAATAATCCATTTGCAATCAATATGTATGTATTGGGGTATGATGGTAATAAAAAATTAACAACATTGAATCAAGCTATAAAACAAAACTTAAAAACTTATTTAGGTGAATATAGAATGATTACCGATGGTGTTAATATTATCGATGGATTCATTGTAAATATTGGTGTTGATTTTGAAGTGATTTGCTATCAGAATTATAATAAATCAGAAGTATTATCAGCTTGTTTAGCAGAATTACAATCGTATTTTGAAATAGATAATTGGACATTTAATAAAACAATCAATATTTCCGAAATAGAATTAATATTGGCAAATGTAGAAGGTGTAATGAGTGTTCCATCCGTTAAAATACATAATTTATGTGCCGGAGATGGCAATTATTCACCAAACAAATATAATATAGAAGCAGCAACTAAAGGTAAGATAGTATATCCATCTTTAGACCCATCTATATTCGAAGTAAAATACCCTAACAAAGATATAAAAGGAAGAGCTTTATAATATGCATAAATTTTTCACATCATCATACGATGCCAGTATCTACCTACAACAACCTGAACAAAACGCAGGTAGAGATGAGATATTAGAGGTTGGTAAACTATATTATGGTTCTACTAAAGATATAGCAAGAACATTTATTAAATTCGATGTATCTAATATCAATTTAGAAGGTAGTAGAGTATATTTAAATTTAAAGTCTGCTAATTCAGAAGAAATTCCATTAGAATATACCATCTATGCAAACGCAGTATCTCAAAGCTGGTCTATGGGAACGGGTACTAAATTCGATAACATAACATCGGATGGTATTAGTTGGAAATATAGAGATGGTATCAATAGTTGGCAAGATAATACAATAGGTGGAACGGCATATTATGTAGCAGGAACAACGGGTTCGGCAAACGCTGAAGGTGGTACTTGGTACACGGCTTCAATGGCATCTCAATCATTCAATAATGAGCCTGATGATGTTAGAATTGATGTTACAAACATAGTAAAATTATGGGTAAGTGGTTCGCTACCAAATAATGGATTTGTAATTCACCATAGTTTAGATGCTGAAAATGATTCATTGGATTATGGTTTATTAAAATTCTTTTCAAAAGAAACTAATACAATTTACGAACCAAAATTAGAAGTAGTACATTTCGATACAATATTCAATACGGGAAGTTTATCACCTGTAACGGGTTCCATTTCCGATGATGATTATAAAGTTGTTGTTAAGAATTTAAAAACAAAATACGAAGCAGATTCGGTAGTAAAAATCAGAGTTAAAGGTAGAGATAGATATCCATTGAAAGATTTCGGAACTTCATTTGAATATGACCAAACAAAGTATTTGCCAGAAACAACTTATTATCAATTAGAAGATTATAAGACAGGAGAAATCATATTTCCATTTGGCGAATATACTAAAGTAAGTTGTGATTCGGAAGGTAATTATTTTAAAATGGATTTAGGAACATTACCAATAAATAGAGTATATAAGTTGAAATTAAAGATAGTGGAAGATGGTATCTCTACTATAATTGATGAACATCATACATTTGAAATAGTTTAATAATGACAAATTTAGAAGCAATAGCTCTTAAATTAGAAGAGGAAAGAAAAGCTAAATTAGAATCGATATTAAGTGTATCGGGTTCTCAATCTATTGCTAAAAATGAATATGGTGTAACAATTGTTGATGATAAAAACGTAGCATCATCTTTGGTATTCAAAACATTGAATAAACCAAAATATGATGAAGAAGAATTATTAAAAGCAGTTGACGTTGAAGTAAAAGAATTAAAACCTGATATTCCTAAAATAAATCGTGATTTAGTTCCAAAACCAATTTATGATGAAGAGGTTGCAACTAATGAAGATTTAAGAAAGCAAGTAACAAAATTAACTACTGAAGTAACTACTTTAAATGCAGAAGTTTCTGATTTGAAAACACAAGTTCAATCTGAAATAAACCAAAGATTAAACATTGAACAAACTAACGATGTAGTAGTTAATCAGTTGGAAACATTGGGAGGAACTGTAACCGATATTACGGGTCAAATAGCAACATCGCTACAAAAATCGGTTGATGAATCTATTTTAAGAGCGGCTTTACAATCCCAAAACGCTGGATTCAAAGCACAAATTAATGCTTTAATAAAACAAATCGATTCATTAAACGCTATTATCAAAGGTTTACAAGCTCAATTGGGAGCAGTTCAACAACAACAATCTATTCAGCAAGGAACTCAATCACAGGCATTAGCAGCCGGCGGAGATGTTATAAATAAAGTTGTAGTTGCATCATTTGATGGACCAAAAAATACACCTAATGTAAAATTACATGGTAAAATGAATCCAAAAAATGGTGATACTAAATTTGAAAGTGGTGGTGCATTGAAGTTTATAAACAACGATACTCAACCTGTTAATATTGAAATTGTAGCACCAAAACCATCCGATATGAGAAATCAATGGATTACATCGCCAAAATGGTCTTTCCAACTAGCAGCTGGAGCTGAAGAAACTTTAACATTGGGTGTAGCTAAAAATGCAGGAGATGGAATTGAATCATCATATCACGGTTGGTTATCTGGTTGGGGTCATAGTGCTGATTATAATTCAAATATAACATTGACTGTAACTAGAGGCGATGGTAGTAAAGATTCAAAAACGTATCCAACTAGATTTACAAAAAATCACCCATCTTCATACTAATAGAATATGAGCATTAAGAAATATACAAATATAGAATCAATTAACACTAATTCGGAAAATGAAGGTAAGTTTCTTCAAGCCGATGATTTGTTTATTGTCAATCAAAATCAAATCGATGATACCGAATTTGGTGATTGTAAGTATGATGTAATGGAAGTTTCCGTTTATGATGTTAATAATAATTTATTACCACAAAAATCGGGAAACAAAGTTGCTTACATCAAAACATCCGATATTAAAAATTATCTTTATCAAATAACAAATAAAGGTGGTCAAAAAGAATTAGCAATTGATATTGAGAAATTATTAAATACTATTGGATTCACAAATGGTATTTTTAAAGTTAATATTAATTTTGTAAGAAATAGTGTAGGAACTGATAATGAATTGACTAGAGTTTGGATACACGAAATATCTCCATCGAGAGAAGAGATACGAGTTATTCCATTGAAAGTAACTGATAAAAATATAACTAATCATACAAAAAAACAATTTGATGATTTGGTTAAATTAAATGCGGATTTTAAATACTATAAGAA